GAAGGCGGCTCAGGCCACGGCCAACCGGGCCAAAAAGGGCTATGTGGGGATGATCGTGCGGGATGCCAAGGCCCAGGGGCTGCACAAACTGGTGAGCGACACCATGATCCCCACAGAGCTGGGGGTGGACAACCAGGCCCTGGTGAAGCTGGCCTTTGAGGGCAGCGACCGGGGGGGCCCTAGCCTGGTCTATCTAGTGGTGATTGCCACCGGGACAGAGGACACCACCGCCCTGGAGGGCGGGCTGAAGCTGCTGGAATCGGTGTCAGTGGACTATCTGGCGGGACCGGCGGATGTGACAGAGGACGAGCTGGAGGTGCTGAACGAGTGGGTCAAGGCCCAGCGGGCGGCCTATCGGACGGTGAAGCTGGTTCGGCCCTTCCAGACCGCCGGGAGCGATGACATGGGCATCATCGAGGTGGACGAGACGGGGATGAAGGACGCCTCCGGCAGCCTGACGGCGGCAAAATACTGCGCCAGGTTTGCCGGGATCTTTGCCGGCATCCCCATGGGCATGTCGGCCACCAACGCCGCCCTGCCGGAGCTGACGGCGGTGACGGCCCGGAGCGAGGAGGAGCAGACCACGGCCATCAACGCGGGCAAGCTGATCCTGCTGCACGACGGCCAGAAGGCCAAGATCGCCCGGGCGGTGAACAGCCTGACCACCATCCCGGTCAACGGAAACGAGGACTGGCGGAAGGTGAAGATCGTGGAGGGGATGGACCTCATCACGTACTTCCTGCGGACCACCATTGAGGACTCTTACCTGGGACAGTACCCCAACACCTACGACAACAAGCAGCTGCTGGTGGCGTACATCCTGGAGTATCTGCACTATCTGGAGAGGGCCGAGGTGCTGAGCCCGGGAGAGAGCTTCTGCGAGATCGACTATGACCGGCAGCTGAACTATTTGAAGTCCCAGGGCGTGGAGGTGGCTGACCTGACCCGCCAGCAGGTGCTGGCGTATCAGACCGGCTCCTGGGTGTTCCTGCGGTGCGGCGGGTGGCTGGTGGACGCCATGGAGGACTTCGAGGTGCTGTTCAGCGCCCTGAGCCTGCCGGGCGCGGCGTAAGAGGAAAGGAGCGTTGAGAGGATATGGCACGGACCATTGACAGTGCGAAGCGAGTTATCAATGGCACCTGGGGCGAGGCATGGGTGGATGGAGAGAAGGTCGCAGAGTGTTCTGCTGCGCAGGCTAAGGTAGGAAAAAATAAAACGACCATCAATCTGTGCGGCCAGTTCATGGAGGACACCAAGGCCGTCAGCGGGAAGGGGACGGGCAGCCTGACCCTGCACCATGTGGACAGTGGATTTGTCCAGCGAGAGTCTGGAATCCAGGATGGGATCGATGTGCGGTGTACGGTGATCCTTAAACTGAGCGACCCGGACAGCTGGGGCGCAGAGCGGGTGGCGCTCTACAATGTGTCCTTTGACGACATGACGCTGGCGGACTGGAAGGCGGCCACGGTGGGGAGCGTCACGGCCCCCTTCACCTTCAGCCGGTATGAGCTGCTGGACCTGATCGAAGCGGAGTAAGGAGGCACTATGAGCACCACAAAGAAGACAGACATCATCAACAGCCTGCTGGATCTGCCGGAGTTTGAGCCGGAGACCTCGGCGGTGAAGCTGCCGCGGCTGGGCATCGTTTTGGAGCTGAGGGAGCTGCCCTATGACAAGCTGGTGAGGCTGAGCCGGGAGCAGGACGCACAGATCCATTTGATCCTGTCCTGTGTGACGAACCACCCGGAGCTGAAGCAGGCGGAGTGGTACAAGGAGAAAATGAAATGCGCCACGCCGGCGGACGCGCTGAAAAGGCTGCTCCGGAAGGGAGAGGTGGAGAAGATCTGCCGGACCATCGACCTGCTCCACGGGTACAGTGTGGGCAGTGTGGTCCCCCTGCCGGCGGACCAGCTGATGGGGGCGGCCATCCACGCCGCCGTGGAGGACCTGGAAAAAAACTGACCAGGCGCGCAGACCTGGCCGCCGCCCAGCGGCTGCTGGTGGAGCACGGCGTTTTCCCGGGGGACTTCCTTCGGCGTCCTCCGGGGGAACGGGCGGTGGTGTGCGCGCTGCTGATCGACCATAAACGGCGGGAGGAGGGGGAGATCTGATGGCCAGGAGCACGGACGCCAGCATTGCCTTCAGTGTGACGGATAACTTGTCTGAGTCTGTGGTGAAGATGAAAAACGCGATCACCTCCACCAAGCAGGACGCCGAACAGCTGCAAAAGACGCTGGATCTGCTGACAAATACCAAGATGCAGCTGAAAAATGTGGACCTGAAGAACACGCAGGCAGAGCTGGCGCGGACCAAAAAGGCGTTTGAGGAGCTGGGCGAGTCGGCCACAGAGGCGGAGCGCGAGGCCGCCCGGGCGGATTTTGAACAGGCAAATCGGAATTATGAGAATGTCCGTGGGCAGCTGGAAATGGTCAGCAAACGGGCCCGGCAGACGACGAAGGACCTGCTGGACGCCACGGGGGCCATCAGCAAGGCGGACAACCGGGCAGAGACCTCCGGGAGTGCGGGTGTGCTGTCCGCCCTGGGAAGGGCTGGCCTGCTGGACATGGCGGGGGATACGGCCGGAGCGTGGGCCAACTTCCTGGTGGGGTCCACCCTGGGCAGTGAGGCGGGCACCCTGTTCTCCGGCGCCCTGAGCGGGGCGGCCAGCGGGGCGGCGATGGGCTCGCTGGCTGGCCCCATGGGCACGGCCATTGGAGCCGCCCTGGGCGGGGCCCTGGGGCTGGCCTCCGGTGGGGCACAGGCCATGGGGGCCCGGGACGATGCCTTCATCGACTACTACACCGGCCTGTATGACACCCAGAAGGCGGAGCGCCAGGAGACCCAGAGCACCGGAAGCGGCACGGCGGCCCAGCGGGAGCTGGATGCCATCGCTTTTGAGAAGCTGCTGGGAGAGGGGACGGGCGATGCTTACTTAAACAATTTGCGGGGACTGGCGGCGGAGACGCCTTTTGAGTATGCAGATCTGACCGGTATGTCATTGGCCTTAGCCACTGGATTCAGTGACGCTCCGGATAGGATGATAGCACTGATGCGCGGAATAGGTGATGCAGGCAGTGCAGTGGGCGCAAGTGCCGCAGATATGAAATGGATGGCAACAGCCCTCGCACGGATGCAGTCCACAGACCTTGCCCAGCTCGGTGAGATCAATATGTTCCAAGATCGTGGTGTTGATGTCATTGGAATGTTGTCTTCTGCACTTGGAAAAGATGAGGGCGATATTCGCAGCATGATCACAGGCGGGGACATTAGTGGGCGAGAGGCCGTTGATATCATTCAAGAGGGCCTTGAAAAAAACTACGGCGGCTCTATGAAATTGATGGCGGAGACCTTCAGCGGCCTGACCTCCACCCTGTCTGACACCATGACAGAGGTCAGCAACGCTTACGGCGAGGGGTACAACGCCACCCGGAGCCGGGGGCTGGAGGCCGAGATCGGCGCATACGGCGGAGACCTGGGGGCGGTGATGCAGAACCTGAACCGGATCACCGGGGAGAATGACGCCTTCCGGGAGAACCTGGCGGAGCAGTACACCCGGGAGGCCCTGTCCGCGGTGCTGCTGGGGGAGGAGACCACCCTGTTCAGCCAGGAGGACCGGGAACAGCTCCGGGAGATGCGGACCGCCTTCAGCCGGGCCGACGCCCGCTACCAGGCCACGGGAGACCGGGAGGCGGCGCTGGAGATGGAGGAGCTGACCACCACCGCCCAGGCCATGGCGGAGGCGGCCTATGAGGCCAGCGACCAGTACAAGGCGGTCCAGGATGCGGAGAGGCAGTCCCTGGATGCCCTGCGGGAGAACACGGCGGCTCTGGAGGCATCCACAGCGGCCTATGGACTGGCCCAGGAACGGACGAAGGGAAACGCCGGAGGATTGGTAGAGATGCAACGGCAGTCGGGGGGTTACCGGGCTTATATGGACCCCAATTCCTCGGAATACAATGCCGCACTTGCGTTCTATGACCCGAGTGAAGGGGGGAGCACCGGATCGTATGCCTTCGGGCTGGAACGGGTGCCCTATGACAACTATCCCGCCCTGCTCCACGCGGGCGAGCGGGTGCTGACCGCCCGGGAGGCCAGGAACCAGGACCAGGGATGGGCCGGCATCCTGAGCGGCCGGGACGCCGCACTGGAGACGGCCGCGGCCACGGACTGGGCGGGGCTGCTGGTCCCCCGGGAAACACGGGGGCTGACAGAGCGGACGACTGACGGCCAGGGCAGGGGGGACACTTTCTTCTATTTGACGGTGCGCGACAACAGCTTTGGCGGGAACATGACCGCCGAGGAGGTGGCGGAGGTCATCGCGGACCGGATGATGCTGAAGTATCAGGGAGGGAACAGAGGTTGAAAGCCCAC